ATGCGTGCATTAACTGCGCGTCAGACATGGCCATTTTAGTTCTTTGTTTGTTAGCGTAAATCTTACTACCAGCAGAAACGGCTAACTTAATTGCCGATAACCACATGTTAGTACCAAGTAGCTTTTTTACTTTTGGAAGCTAACATTCTTTTAGTTCCTCTAACTTCAACGTTATCACCTTGGGCAACATAGACACCTTTACCTCTAAAACTTGTTTTACCTCTAGGGTCTATTGCTAAGTTTTGAGAAGGTATTTCTATATCTACTCCACCGCTACAGTAACCGTCTTTGTTAACTCCAACTGCTTTTGTTATTTTTGGGTCCTTCATAATTTTCTCCTAAGTTTTAATACACTATCTACGTGGGCCTTTCAAGACATTTACGTCTCGGGCTTTCATAGCATCTGAGGTTAATTTAACTTCTGCAGACATTTCTGACTTAGCCATAGCAGTATCTGCTCTTAAATTAGCTAATTCTTCATTCTGTTGTAGTTTTGCTTCATCAAGTTGAGAGCCTTGTAAAAATTTAGATTTATCTAAACTTAATCTAGCTTCATCTTCTTTGGCTTTTCTTTCAGCGTCCATCGCTTTAAGATCTACTTCTCTTTGTTTTAATTTAAGTAAAGGGTCATGATCAAATTGAGATGTGATTTCTTTTTCTTCCTTCATAAACTCTTCAGTCATGTCAGCAATCAAAATAGCTTTTCTAGCTTCAATTTTTTGAGTGACCTGCTGAAACTGCTGTTGAGCTTGAGGGTTTTGAACTGCTGCTTGTTGCATTTGTGGAAGCATCTGCATTTCTTGCGGAAACTCCAACTGAACTTGTTCTTGAGCCATTAAAGAAATGTGCTCTAGGATATTTTTTTCTAATGCTGCAGTAATGCTTGGATTATTTCTAACAAAATTACTTGCCATGAAATTTAAGTGAGCTGTTACATGCGCTCTGTGATCTTGTCCAGGAAACGCTTGAAAAGGTTTTTGACCTAAAGCATCAATATGTTCTAACGCCGGATCTTTTGGCATATTTTGTGGTGGAGGAGGTAAGATAGAATCTATGTCCTTTACACCAATTGCCGAATACATATTCCTATAAGCTGCATACATATTGTGCATAGGGGGATTAGATTGAGCTAATTGTAATTGAGTTTGAGCCATAGAAATTCTTTGACTCATTGAGAATATATTAGGATCAGCGACAGGTAGAATATCTACTTTGTCATCAAAGTCAACTACCTTAACATTTCTTGCAGCACCTGGAACATCATAAGGATATTCTGGCGGAAGATATGTTTTAAAAACATTTGACAGCAATTTAAATTCACTTTTTAAAGACACATAAAGTCTTTTATGGATTGCTGACATGACTCTCGAACCACGTTCTAAAAGAGCTACAGTTGTTCCAACAGCCGCCTGCTGGTTCCCGTCGCCAACTTGCATGTCAGCAATTGACGCGAATCTTTGTCCCGCTTGAACTACAATTCCCATCAACTGTAATAATGTCTGTGAAGGTTCCTTGTAAGGTAAGAATACGAAAGCATCTTTTAAATTTCCACCTGGAGTATCAACATCTTTGAATTCTCCTGGTTGTATTGCAGTGGCATCGTCTTGTACTCTGACACCTCTTTGTTTAAATCCTGCTGGTAAGTTTGATAATGTACCGGCATCTAATAACTGACGGAGAGCCGAAGTTGCAGTTCGACTTAATCCGCCAATCATATGAATTAATCCTAAACCATAAAAACCTAGTCCTGGCAGAAATTTGAAATGGACGAAGTAATTAATTTTAACTTTTTTCGGATCATTAGCTGCAAAGTTTCGTCTAATAGACAAAACTTTTCTACTACCTTCTTCGATTGTAACGACGTAAGGTAATTTTATTCCTGTTGGTTCTCCATCTTCACCAACGTCTTCAAAACCTTCTAAATCTAAATTAACGTGACATTCTAATAAAGTGTACAAGGCATCAATTCTGCTGCTTTTTGAAATACCTTCTACTTGTCTTTCTTTTTCATCTAACTCATTACTAACTGTTCCAGTTGGTTTTGTAAGTTCAATGTCAGAATAGAATCCAGCAACTTGCTGTTTTCTTAAATCGTTTTCAGATATTTTTAAAACATGAATAACTGCTTCCGCATCTTCTAGAGAAGTTGCAGTGTAAGGTACTACTAAATCATCTGCTGGGATAAATTTAGAAACGGCCCTACCTAATAAATCATCGTAATAAACTTTTTTAAATGTTGAACCCGATAATGGAAGATAGAATAACATCTGATCAAACTCAGGTTCGTATTCTTTCATTTGATCCATCAATTGATAGTTCATAAAATTCTTAACTCTTTGTGCTTGCATTTCTTTTTGAGGATCTACTTTACCCATCACCATAGTTCTAACCGGACCATCTGAGGGTAGTAATTCTTTGTAAGCTAAAGATTGAAATTGAGTTACAGCTTCTGCAAGTACCGGGTGAGTTGCACCACTTGCTCCTTGAAAAGGTTCAGTTCTGTTTGTGTATTTAAATCCTAATAAATCAAGACCGGTGATATAAGCTCTTTCCCAGTCTGCTCTTGATGATTTGTATTCTTGGTAATCAGATTGTAACTGACCTCCGATTTCATCGGTAATGTCTTCAGGTAAAAGATCTGAAAGGTTAGCATCGTGATTGCCACCTTCTTGAATATTTACTTTACTAGGATCAAAGTCGATAGTAGCTCCACCATCTTCTTCATCTGTAATTTCAACAGGACCTTGTCCGGTTTCTTCAACCTCTTCAATTTCAATATCTTTTGTAATTTCGTCTTCCGGTCTTGCAACATTGGGAAGAGACTTATCTATATCTGCCATATTTATTCTCCTGTATTGGTTTATCTTGTTTTTTGTCTTTAATCAACCCCTGAGAATCTGGTCCTTTCAAAGGAGGAATTTCTTTCCATTTAACATGTTTCATGTTTTTTACAAGTGTTGGATTGTCTTTAGTCATAATACTTTTTCATTAATCCGGCTAGTCCGCCTTCGTTAAAACCATATGTATATCCACCCATTGCTTCTCTGTCTTCAGCAGAAAAAATATTGTGTGCAGGGTTTACATAACTCTTTAGGTCTCTAAGTTTTTGTTGTCTAGATTCTTCGGCTTTTGGAAATATTTTTCCAAATATTTGAGGCCCACGCGATTCTAATTTTTGTATCGAAGATTTGTCTTCTGCTTGTTTTAATGCTTTAGCTCCTGCATCATAATCAACGTTCATTAATCTATCAGGTGTACCTGTTCTATTTAAATCTTGTATGTCTGCTCTACTATTATCATAGACTTTTTGTCTTTGTTCAATAATTTTTGGATTATAAAATTTTTTAGCTTTATCTAATTCTGTTTGAGCTTTTTCTGGTGCACTGTAAATTTGTTCTAATCCTTCAATTTCTTTTATTGCATTTTCAAATGCTGCAATTTTTCCCATTTCTTTTTCTGTTGTTCCAACATCTCTAAATCTTTTATCTCGTTCTTTTCTTGGGTCAATTTTAGTTTTATCCCCTAATCCGTAGTTAAGTAAACTATCCCCTAGTGCTTCTTTAAAAGTTTTACCTGAAGCTAACATATCATAACCAACAATACCTGCTTCTGTTGCGGCTCCAAAAGCCAAAGCTGCTGGACCAAACAAATTTTTTAATGAAGCCATATTTTTTAATCCTTTACCAGCTTTAAGAATGTTATTAGCTAATGAACTTTCAGTTTCACTTGCAGCGCCTTTTAATAATATTTGTTCTAGTTTTTTTTTACCTTTAATTGCGCACGACGTACCTTTGTTAAATTTAATTCTACCACCGGCTGCTTGACCGCAACCTAGTTTTTCAAGTAAGGATGCAACTTGTTTTTGACTTATCTCACCTGCTTGAACCATACTTTTACCAAGAGAAGAAACAAAATCTGTTTGTTTAGTAACAGGAGCAGCAGAACTTTTAAATATAGGTTTACCAGTTTTATCTGAAATAATTGACACCTCATCTAAATAGCCTCCATATTTTTTACTAAAGTTATTTTTTAATGTATTCATTTTTTCAACTACTTTTGCTTTAGCGTCTAGGCTTTTTGTTCTTTCAAATTCATTAGTTAAT